GTGTGAGTAATGATCCGGTATCCTGGCTTGCAAACGACTTTTTGGAATCCGTGCGCCGTGCGCTGTTTGTCGTAGCTGATTGCTTCTTCATCTTCCTCGTCTCCGGCGGCAGACGCGGCAGCACCAGCGGCTGCTGCGGCCCTGTTGCGCGCTTTCACGGCGTTCGTGGTTAGCTGCATGTGCGAGGCTTTGTCGCGCAGCTTTGCAGGAGACACGCCAAAGCGTTCGGCGAGCTTTGTGGCCGGAATGGTGCCATACAGGCAGCAAAGCTCGCGCTCCTCTTCGTCTGTCCAGCGCTTATATTTTTGCTGGTTCGGCTGGGCTCGGTTGCTGCTCATGCGGACCGCTCTTGCTGCGAGTGGAAAAATCCAAGCTGATACAGGACGTCGTCGAGCACTTCGTGCAGTTCCTCGACGGATTCGGCAATGACGTCCACGTCAGACACGAGGCGCATCTGCTCCTGAAAACTGCGGAATTCGTTGCGGTTGCTACGTGGCGCGCCGGGGCGGACGATGCGCAGGAGCTTGCCGCCGTGAGTTCGCAGGGAGTTTGCTTCGTGCAAGAATCGCACGTCGGAAACCACGAAATTACGCAGGCCATCGAGGCGCCTTAGCTGAATCTCCCGGAGGGCTTGCCATGACCAGATGTTTTTGCATATCTGATCTTGTCCCCACCCGGTCCCGAGCGACTCCATCAACTCGACCGGCGTCTTGCCGCCAAGCCAGGCACTTCGAATCTCTTTGCGCTCCGGCGTGAAGTCATCGTCGGTAAGGCAGAGCATCGCCTTGAGACCGGCGCGAATGGGATCCGCGAAAGAAATCCGATGAAAGCCGTGAACGGAAGCCAGGTAGGCCGCCGCCGTGTCTTTGCCGTTGAACGGCTGGCCCGTCAAGCCAAGAATCATGATGGTATTCCCCTCAAAGCGTTTCGATTGGACCTGTCGGCGTCGGCAGCCGAAGGCCATTGCGCCGATCGTGCAGCGCCTGCTCACGGGCGTCAGCGGCCGCGCGCTGTTCGTCGATCCTGGCGATTTCCGCCATCCAGAAGCTCACGTCTTCCAGCGCCAGGCGCACCTGGTCGGCCGCATGCTGGCGCGCCTGGTGCAGGTCGTGCTGGTGGATGCGCGCGGCAGGAATGCGCAAGCCAAGCCCAATGCGCAAGGCCAGCCGGCAAGAGTTGTGGATTGCCCTGCCGAGCGTCTGCAACAGCGAGGCGCTTCGCCTGCGGCTTGGCCGCGCTTGCATGCTGTGGTCGTTGTAGTGGCTCATGAGTCGGCACCATCACAGACGGGCCGCGTTGCGCGAAATCCGACCATGGCATACTGGCCATTGAGCAGCGCGGCATACAGGGCAAACGCCCCGGCGTCTTTCCCGCTGCGGCATCCGCCGCCACGGATCAGCCCGCGGTCGTCCCAGACCATCCTGGAAGGCCCAGCTTTTGGGAAAATGCCCATTCCATCGGCGCGCGGATCGCACGGCGCCGTGGTGACGCTCGGTGAGTCCGGCTCGACAACTCCGGCAACGCCTTCCGGGCCGCCTTGGATGTCGTCGTACACCCACGACCAGGCGTTCCCGCCGAAGTCGCACAGCCTTTGCCCGTTGGACAAGGTTTTCCAGCGCGCTTCCGATTCGTCGTCAGGCCGGTACATGCCGGACGCCGGAGACAAAATGCTGCGCTTGCGCAGCCCTTGCTTGAGCTTGCCGAGCCCAAACTTCCCGCCAGTCCAGTTGCAATTCTGGCCTGCCGCATCGTGAGCTATCGCCAGCCATTGCCGCTCGGTAATCAGCGACCAGCCGGCCGCCCGGCAAGCCGCCGAAGCGGCGAAGTACGAAACGCGCACCCAAGGCGTGCTGGCGACGTGCGAGCCAGCGCGAGGAACGCGCGACTCTGGATCCTGGCAGCAAAGGAACGTCGAAACCTCGAACGATTGAACGACGAGCCCGCCAGGCAGATGCGTGGTTGGTACGCGGGTAAAAGCATGATCCATTTTTGTCCCTTCGCAGTTTGTAAGTTGCCGGTCTCTCCCGGCCTGCCTCGGGGCTTTCGTTATCCCGTTACGCCAGCCGTCTGCAAAAGTCGCTGGTCACTCCTGCGGCATCCGCCCCGTGTTTTGGGCTTCCTCGCGCATGTTTTCCGGCCGCGTCAGTTTTCCCGCTGACCGATAACCCTTAAAAAGACGACCGAAAACCCGCGTCGTGCCGGGTGCAGCCGGAAACGTTTCACGACAAGCCGCTTTCGCGGCTGGCGCGCTGCTCTCGTTGCGCAATGTGCTTGCCTTCGTCGATGCCCGCGTAAAAGGCGTCCCGCCGCGGATCGCCGGGCTTGTAATCGTGCTTGATCGGGTGCGACGCAAACACGTACAGCAAAAACGCTTTGACTCCTGCCTTGTACTGCTCAGACCTCGCTTCACGGCCGCTCGGGAACGCTTCGGATGCAAGCCGCTCGGCGAGAAGTACGCCGCCTGGTTGATCGATGTGTGGCATGTGGTGGCTCCGTGGGTGGTCGATGAGTGAGACTTTAGCCGCACGTGGCTACCGTGTCAAGCCATAAAAGGCTATTTTGGGGTAAAAAAAAGCCGCACGGTGGCGGCTTCTTCAGTTGGCCCCGTCAGCGCGGAAAGGTCGTTACCCATGCAATGTGTACCAGCCGAGTGCGCGGACGAACAAAGCGACGATGCCAACGCTGATGAGAGCCGCCGGAATTATGGCGAAAGTCAGCTTGATCAGAAAAATCACCATGGACAAGAACGACATGTGAATGTCCGTCACAACCACGCGCGCCGCGGATCGGCGCTCTGTTGGCGCGGCCGTTGGCGTCGTTGGTGCCGCGCGCTCTTCGGCCAGCGTGGCGTCCGTTGGCGCGGCTCTGTCGACAATAGCTGGCGTCTCCGCCATGTCCTCTACCAGGAAATGCGGCTCGGGCGCCAACCGAGACCGGCGCGCCGGCTGTCCTTGGGTATCCATAGCGAAACCATATCATGATTCGTGGCATTTGCAGCCCTTGATCGCGCGCAGTCGAGTTCGGGCTAGTCGTTGCTCTCGCTGCGCGGCCCGAAATCCTTTTTGCGGGTTGCCTTTCGCGCAAGATCGAGCAGTATCTCTCGCACTTCCTGCGAGGCGTCTCGGTATCCCTGCAGCAGCTCGCGTTCTTCGACGGGCGGCTCGTGAACCGCCAGGACGGTGACCGGCGCGGTAGGCCCATACTGGTCGATAGGCTCGGCGAGCAAATCCTTCGCTGTCCGTCGGAAATCTCTGGCGATCAGTTCGAGATTCTGCACCGTCAGATTGCCGTCACCGTTCTTTGCGCGGCGAACGGTGCTGAACCCGACGTGAGCAACGTGCGCCACCTTCTCCAGCGTTTCCCGGTCTGGATACGACGCCATAAGGGCCGTCAAGTTGCGAGAGATGATCGCCGCTATATCCATTTGTGGATTGTCCCAAAGACAAAAAGCCATGTGCGGCTATTGCGTGTAGCCACAAAAGGCAATAGACTGGTGGCCATGAACACGTCAACACCTCTCTACGAATTCGTTATCGCCCACCTCCGGGCCAAGGCGATCCCGCAGCGCACGGTCGCGGCCGGCTCAGGCGTGCCCTACTCGACGGTCACCAAGATCGCGCAGGGCTCCGTCAAAGACCCCGGCGTCCATACCGTGCAGCGCCTCGCCGACTTCTTTGCCAAGCAGGCGCAAAGGCCGCAGCAGAGCCAGCCCGAGCCAGTCGAAGAAGCCGCTTGACCGTGTCCATGCGCTGCATCCCCATCTCCTCCCGCAGGGCGTCGTCGTCTCCCCTCGCTCGGCTTTGCCCCTCCCGCGTGCCCGGACAAACGCGCGGGAGGGCTTTTTTTTCCTTGAGAGGATCGCCAGCCATGGCCGACGCCACAGCCGCCGCCAGGTCGAGAAGAAGCGTCTCGCCGCGCAGATCGCCTGCCGTGTTCCTGGCGTGCGCCATGGCGACCAAGTCTTGCAGCAGCGGTTGCCGTTCTGCGACGGGCAGCCGTCTTGTGAGCGCGAAGCAGATCCCGCTGAGTGCGGTAGTCAGGGCGTTGTAGTCGTCGGCAGTGATGGCCATTGGGGTCTCCTGTGTGTGTGGAGAAAACATAGATCGCCGCTTGTACGAAGGCTGTCCGGATTTTTCGTACAGACACGTACAAGCCAACGAAAGGGGAGGGCAGGCAATGCAACCAGCGCTGTTTCACGAGTCAATCCAGGACGCACTGCGCGAGGTTATCCGTGCAGCAGGAGGCGCCAAGATCGTCGGCGCCAAGCTGTGGCCGTCGCTGCCCGTCGATCAGGCGGCGAGCAAGATCAGCGACTGCCTCAACCTGGACAGGCGCCAGCACTTCAGCGAGGCCGAACTTCTGCACCTGCTGCGCATCGGTAGGGAGATCGATTGTCACGCCGCGATGCACTACATCGCCTCGATCTGCGGCTACTCACAGCCTGATCCCGTGACCCCGGCTGACGAAGTGCAGGCCCTGCAGCAGCAGTTCATTCTGGCGACCAAAGAACTCAAGGCCATGAGCCAGCGCCTCGAGGCGATCACCGCGCGCGCCAACCTCTCGGCGGTTCGCTGATGGACGACGCCGACCGAGCCAAGGAAGTCGAGCAGATGCCGATCGACCTCGCCATCGCCGCCGCCAGGGCATCGACAGCAGACCTCGCCCCATGCGGCATCTGCTACTACTGCGACGCCATCGTTCCACCTGGCTGCCGCTTCTGCGACGCCGACTGTCGAGACGACCACGAGCGCCTTGCCCGTGCCGAGAAGATCGCAGGCAAACGCCAATGAACCCCACCATCCCCACAGGAAGCAACCAAACGCCAAAAAACATCGCCGAGACGCTCGCTAGCGAGCTTCCGAAGCCGGTCGAGATTGCCAGCCGTGAGTACGACCACCTGACGAGGGTAGCTCTGCCGCCGAACTGGACGGTCAAGGATTTCGACGACGAAAAGCTTCTGCAACAGCCGCGCCGCAAGACGGCCAGCATCGAGACGGATACCGTCGAAAGCTTCGTCGCGTATCTGACCCTGCACGCCAGTGAGCAGACCACCGTTTGGGTCAAGGCCGACTATGTGCAAGGGAAAGTCGAGTTTCTCGGCGTCGTGAATGATCACGGAGCGGAAGACGATGACCGGGACTGGCGAGACCATCGCGTGAAGTTCGCTCCCCGGAAATCCGAAGAGTGGAACCGCTGGAAAGCCAAGGACCGGCAGCAATTTGGACAAGCCGAATTCGCGGCGTTCATTGAGGACAACCTTGCCGACATCATGGGAGACGAGCACACCCCGTCCGGCGCCGACATGCTGCGCATGGCGATCGATTTCGAGGCGAAGCAGGATATGCGCTTCAAATCGGCATTGCGCCTGCAGTCTGGCGGTGTGGACATGGCGTTCACGTCGACCGACGACGCCGGCACGCTCGAGAAAATGCGGATGTTCGACCGTTTCGCCATCGGCATCCCGGTCTTTTGGGGAGCCGAAGCGTATCGCGTCGACGCGCGTCTTCGCTACCGAGCCAAGGAAGGCAAAGTCACGTTTTGGTACGAACTCATCCGCGCCGACAAGGTGCTCGAAGCGGCGGCGGCCAAGATCGTGACGACGGTTTCCGAAGGCACGCGCGCGCCGCTGTTCTTCGGCAACCCGTTCGCGGCTTGAGCGCTTCCCGGCCATGGAAAACGCATTCATCCTCGTCCCCGAAACGCATCTGCCCTGCGGCATCGTCGTTCCGCCGTTCGAGGCCTCGCAGTTTCTCTGCAGCCAGGCGCCCGACTCTCGCGTTCCCCGCGCGGCATCAGCGGCAGCCCAAACGCCGTGGGTGCGCATTTCGTACCTCAACGCCATGGCCGCTTGCCGGGCCGCTGGCTGGTCGCTGATCACTGAGCAGCAGTGGCTGGCGATCGCTCACGACGTCGCCGGCCAAAACGCCAACTGGACTGGCGGCGCATTCGGCGAGGGCAAGCTGTTTCAGGGCCTGCGGAAGCGCAGCGTTCTGGCTCCCGTGTCCGGCATGTATCAGCCGGACGCTCCGGGCGAGCACCGCTGGAAGGTGCTGTCGAACGGCGAGCGCATCTGCGACTTCGGCGGCAACGCCTGGTCGTGGGTGTACGACGATGTGCAGGGCGGCCCGGACGGCGTTGCCGGCATCGTCGACGCGGACTCGCCGAGCGTGATGACGGCCCCGTGCGACCCGCTCAGATCGGGAATGGGAATATTTCCAATGGCCGGCGCACATCGCATGGTCTGGGACGACCGCGGGCTGATTCGCGGCGGAGGATGCCGCAGCGGCAAAGACGCAGGCGCGTTTGCGCTCTACGCCGCCTTGCTGCACGGCGAGTATGTCAGCGTCGGCTTTCGCGCGACGCGGCCAATCTTGGGAGATTCCGAAGCATGAAAACTTGCGACCTTGCCACCCACACAGCTCCGGAGCGCGAGCCCCGCCAGCCACTGCGGCAGACCATAGGCCAGGCCATTCAGCGCGCTTGCCGTGCTGCCCTGCGCCTTGGCCTTGGCTTGCGCATTCCGGCGTCGCGCATCCACCAGTACGACCTGCAAGCCGCCCGCGACCACGCGGCCGCCCAGGTGCGCCTCGCCCTCGAGGACTGCAGCTACTGGATGGGCGAACTGCACAGCCTCGACGAAAAACGCGCGGCAGCCGACCGGGCAGCGCAGGCGCTGCACGATCGCCGCGACAGCCTGAGCATTCCGACGCCGACCCGCCCCATTGACTGGTTTTGAGGAGAACAGCATGCAGATCATCGGATTGACAGGGCAACCCTTCAACGGCAAAGACACCGCGGCGCGCTACCTGTCGGACGTGCACGGGTTCCACCCGATCGCGTTTGCGGATCCCTTGCGCGCCGGGCTCAAGGCGATGCTCGGGCTGACCGACGCCGACTTCAGCCCGGAGCGCAAAGAGCGGGTGATTCACTGGCTCGGCAAAACCCCGGTTCAACTCCTCGAGTCTCTCGGCACCACGTGGGGGCAAACAGAGCTTTACCGGCAGGTCTGGTGTGATAGTGCGGTGCACACCATGAACGCGCTTCTCGACAGCAAGCGCCGTTTCGTTTTCACCGACGTCCGCTTCGTCCACGAGGCCAAGATGCTGCAGCAGTTCGACGGAAAGCTCTTGCGCATCGTTCGGCCAGGCGCGCCGAGGAGCGCCAGGGCCGGATGCGCCAGTTTCCAGGAACAACTGCTCCTGGTCGCCGACGCCGACGTCGTCGCCGAGTCCGTTGCCGAGCTGCACGAAGCGCTCGACGACGTCATGTATCAGTTCAGGCTTCTTGCGGACTCACCAGCGCGCCGGATATCCGGAGCGGGCGCATGACCAGCCAATCCTCGCGGCGGCCATACAAAGCTTGGTCCGATGCGGAGCTTGACGCAATGACGGAGAGCTACGCGACGGGGAATCTTCCCGAACTCGCCGAGCGCTTTGGCGTATCGATGCAGCAACTGCGCGACAAAGCGAGCCACATGGGTCTCCGGCGCGAGAAAGGCACAAAAACCAGCCCAGGCGATAGCGAGCCGGAACAGGACACCGAGCAGCGGACGTTCTTCGGCAAGCAGACCATTCACCACCAGCCCGGCGTCCGGGTCATCACGCATACCATGCGTGGCGGATAACCTCTCGAAAGACAGCGATGGCACAAACCAACCAAAACGGAGCGCGCGCCAAGATTCTGCGCGCGATCATCACCAACGGCATGTTAACGACAGTAGAGCTGGCTCAACAGACCGGACTAACTGCCCAACAGGTGCGCGACAACGCCAATGCAGCGGTAGCCGACCGTCTGGTCATCAAAGGCAAGGACTGCGTCACCGGATCGCTTGGCTATCAGATCACCGCGCTCGGCAGGCTGTGGAACGACGGCCAATTGCAAAACGCCAGAGCGACATTGTCGGCAACGACTGGCGGTGAAACCGCGCAGCCGTCGCCGGAAGCTGGCGCCGAGCCGATCGCGGCGATAACCAAAGAGCTTGAGGATTTCGTGACCGCCGACATCGAGAATGCGTTTTCTGGCGTTCAAGAGGCAATCGAGAAGGCGCACATAATCGGTATACACCACATCGACGTCACCGAGCCAGCACAGCCGCCCGAGCAATACGCTATCTGCCGCAGCGGACAAGCCCACCTTTCCGCCTGGCCACTGCGCGACATGACTCTAGACGCCGCCAAGCAACTCGCCGTCGACGATGCCGTTGCCACGCATGGCGAGGTCGTCCTGTACCGCTGCACGCCGATAGGCCGCGCCGTGCCGCGAATCGTGTTCGAGGACGCGTGATGAGCGAAGTCTTCTCTGGAGGAACTCAGAACGCTCCGAATTCACTGCGCGTGCAGATCGAGCAGATAGCCGCCCGCGCCGCACTACTGCGCGCCGAGCAGAGCGAGCGCAACGCCATTTGCCAGGAGTCGAAAGCCAGGATGCGCGCGGGCTCGCACAATGCCTGCCGGATGCGGGCCGAAAAAGCCCGCAAGGCCTACCTCGACGCGATCGCGTATCTTGGAGGCCGCGCCACTACAAGGCAGATCGCTGACACGATCGGCGTCACGGTTTCTGGTGCCAAAGCGCAGACGGCATCGATGCTTGCAAGTGGGCATCTGCAATACGAAATGTTCAGAAATCTGCGGGTATGGCAAGCAGCTGATGGGAGCCATTGAGCGCGAACTGGAAACCGCCAGAGGTCTAGCCAGCAGCGCCGGCGACGAGGCTGCGCTCGATGAGGAAGCCGCCGAGCTGGCGCGCCTGCGCAAGATCGAAACGGCGGCAAAGCTCGCCTGCGGATTGCTGTGGATGACCGCAGAATGGCGCCAAGGGAAAGTAGACGCCGCTTATCAAGCGCTTCTCGAAGCGGTTGGCGGCTCAGGAAGCCAAGGGCTGCGCGAGTGTATCGAGGCTGCTTTTGCCGCTGGTCACGAAGTAGACGCGCCGCCCGGGTGCTATTGGCCGGAGCCATAGAAATGAGAATGTGCTTCGGCTGGCTCTGCTACCGAATCTTTATGGCCTACCCACACAACTGGCCTCGCGGTCCAATTTTTGGTTTTGTGTTGTCATGGGCAGGCTACTACGCCAACGCCCCACGAACAGCGAAAAAAAATGTGGAGAAGCTATGAACAGGCCAGTTACTGAGGCTGACCTCCGCCAACCCGAGTTTCGCTATTCCGACCCTTGCGATTACGAGTTCGACGGTGACGGAAAACTTGCGCGCAAAGACCGCTGGGAAGTTGCTATGCGAAACATCGTCAGCATTCTGATGGCCCGAGGCGACATTGGCATTTCCAGCCGGCGGTTTGAGCTTGCGGCTGTGGTTGATGCTGTCAGGGAGTTGGCGAGTCGAGCGCCGCTGACGAGGTGCCAGGCTGACCTCGACGGAGACTGCGTGCACTCGATGTGCCCACAGCTCGCCGACCACGAGCCAGCCAGCACGGGGAGGATCTGTCCGCTTTATCGGCCGCCGGAAGAATCCTGAATTCCGAAACCTTGAATATCCGGCATAGCGTTATGCACACTAAACTCCTGACCATCGAATCGCTCGCCGCTATGCTCGACGTGTCCCAGCGCACTGTGCAGCGAGAGATAGACGCCTGCGGATTGCTGTGGATGACAGCAGAATGGCGCCAAGGGAAAGCAGACGCAGCTTATAAGGCGCTTCTCGAAGCCGCCGGCCGCCTGCTCGACGGCATGCTGCATGACGAGTATCCAGAGGATGCGAAGTGATCAAGACAAAACAGACGGTTCTGCACAATCCAGAGGCTGGGGTGGACGGGAATTGCTTCTCTGCTGTTCTCGCCTCCCTGCTGCATTTGCGAATCGAAATGGTTCCGATCTTCACCGGACCGTCGTGGAGACACGACGTAAACCGCTGGTTGCGCAAGCACGGCCTCGCGTACATCCAACTCCGGGACTTCGAGACGGCTTGCGGAGACTTCGGGATATCCGGATGTCACCATGAGATTGGCGGGACCACGACCCGCCGGAATGATTGTCTTCACGCCGTCGTTGGTGTCGATGGCGTTCCTGTTTTCGATCCTCATCCTGATGACACTGGGCTAGCCGAGATACAGGATTGCGGCGTGTTTATCGCACTGGAGCCGTGGCGTGGATTCGTGTTCGACCGCTACGCCCGCGAGATCATCCCTGAGAAAGCGCCGAAATGAGTATGCAGCACATACGCGACGCATACGGAGTTCCGGCGAAGCGCGGAGGCCGGTTGATTTACACAGACTGCGCTGGAGCGAAGTTCTACTGCACTATAAAGTCGGCTACCCAAAGCGGTCACTTAAGAGTGCTCGTTGATGATCGGGTCGACGGCTATCGAGGGAGAATAAAATTGCATCCAACATGGAATGTTGAGTACATACCTTCTAACGCCGGAATTCACCGAGCGGCCGAAGGCCGTCCGGTGGAATGAACAGTTAGAACGGATCGGAGAGAGAAATGGGACGAGAACTGAAGCGAGTGCCGTTGGACTTCCAGTGGCCGATGAACAAGCCGTGGAGCGGTTTCCTGAACCCGCACTACGCGAAGAGCCACAACTGCCCCGCTTGCTGTGGCAACGGAGCCACAACGGCAAGCCGGCGCCTTGGCGACCTTGTGTCGCTGTTGATGCTGTCTGGAACCGACGCTCTGCGCGGTGCGTGCCACCCGTATTTGTGCGAGGCCCCGCTTTACAGCACGCAAGGAAAGACGTGCGGCGCGGACATGGCAGAACTGACTGCGGGCCTTGCTGGCCGCGCACCGTCATTCATGGGGCACGACGCCTGCGACAAATGGACTGCGACGAAGAAGATAATTGCAGCGGCGGGGTTGCCTGAAGAGTGGGGGACGTGCCTGGAATGCAACGGTAACGGGACGATCTGGGAATCTCCGGAAGCCGAGCAGGCGGCAGAAGACTGGACGCGAAGCCAGCCGCCTACCGGCGCCGGCTACCAGATTTGGGAAACCGTCAGTGAAGGAAGCCCGATTTCCCCGGTGTTCGCCACGCCAGAAGAATTGGCGCAGCACATGGCCGGCACGCGATGGGGAGCCGACAAAGGCAGCAGCGTTGAAACGTGGTTGAAGTTCATCAACGGCCCCGGATGGGCACCAAGCATGGTGATTGACGCGAACGGCATCCGGAGCGGCGCAGATGCTGCGTTCTAACTGAAGGCTGGATCGGAAAGGATGGCGGAGAAGATGGCCGAAGCACAGAAAACGCAAAAAAACACGGAATCCACCGAAAACCACTTGACTCCTGATTGATTGCGCACTACAATAACAACATCAACCAACAAAACAGGAGAACGAAATGTACGAAATCAAAGCCACAGAAGAAAAGTTTGACTCTTTCTTTTCCGCAATTGCTGCAGCCAAGAAGATCAGCGCGGAAGTGTTCGAAGTGGCAACCGGGTTGCGTCGCTGGGCGCCTACGCCAAAAGTTTCCGCCACGAGGATGAGCCAATACCGCGAACAGGCAGCAGCGTATGCAGCACAACAATCGGCGAAATGAAGACAGGAGAACGGCATGGAAAGTCTCAAACAAGCAGTTGAAAATGCTCTGAAGCTGTACGCGGAGACGTCCGGAATGACGTTGCAGGAAATCGGCCGGCGGTTTCAGGAAAGCGACGAATGCAGGAAGAACATCCTGACACTCGTCGCGTTGCAGGCTAGCGGAGGAGCACATTGAAAACGAGAGGCGGCCCCGGAAGGGGCCAAGGCCGTAAGCCGGTAGCCGAAGGGCAGACGACCGTCACCGTCAGCCTGCGAATGACTGCAGATCAGCGCGACCGGCTGACCGCGCTTGGCGGGGCGAAGTGGGTGCGGTCGGCGATCGATGCGGCACAAAATTTGCACAAAGACACATAAGCCATTGATTGGACTGCATGCGCATGTCTTTTTAAGTCTCTTGTGTCTACCTGTTTCACCATCCGGGCTGTTTAGAAATCAATGTCTTACGATATATTAATCGGTCAGGAACAGCCACCAAACGGCACAAATTGTCCTGGCAACTGCACAAAATCTGCACAACCAAACGGCATCTCGTAGCCACAAAGGAAAGCGTACCACGGCCGGCAAATATCGCAAAAGACGCCGACCGCAGATCGCAAGAAAGCCGCCTCCTGGCGGCTTTCTCATTCCGTCGCCGCCGGCGGCTTCCCTTGCTCCGCCTCGCGCGTCGCCTTCCTCCGGTCGATCAGCCGCACGTGCCGCAACTGGTCGCAGATCAGAAGCAGCGCCATGCCGCCCACCTGCAGCAGCGCGGACCAGCTTGGCGGATGGCCGGAGAGGATGTGATACACCCTGATTGCGCTGCCGATCGCGATCAGATGAAAAGCGGTGCGCATGATGAACGGCGCGCAC